GGCATAATATGAAAAAGCCTGTTATATTTATCCTGAGAGGATATCTCAGCGGGCCGCAATAAATGCGTTTACGGTCCTAAATGGCCACTAAAGCAGCCTCCTTGGCAGATGACTTCGCGATGGAAGCCTCCATTGAGGCAGCATTGCCTTCCATGGACGAGGTCAAGGAACTCGTCGATGGGGATCCAGCGGTTGTCACGGCCGATGGCTCAATGGAGGGTGTTTGCATTATGCTGGCAGGGTTAACAGCTTTAGGGGCACCAAAGGCGCGGGAGGCTGGAAACTGGGTTTCAGCAGTAACTTCAGGAGCACCGAATTGCTCCGACTTCGGGAACAAAACATTGCTCCCGGATGGGGGTGGGATTCTACTCGCGTTAGGATAACTAACCGGCATCTTTCCAGGCCCATATTGCATTCCCTCACCGTATTGACCTCGGTTAGGAATGTTTGCGCGAACTTGAGAAGGTTGGAAAAGATCAGTTGGGCGCATTTGAGGCATGGAATTCGAATTGGTGGGCATTGGAACTTGGGTGGAAGCTCCCGGATGAGTAGGGTAAGCCTGTCGAGTCATTCCTGGTGTTTCTGTGTAGGGAACGCGTTCTCTACCTTGTGCTGTCATGGACGTCATATCACGTGACTGGGGAGAGACGCGAAGAAAATCGTCAGGCAAAGAAACTTTGCCTGGAACCATCGCAGAAACATCAGGAGTGGCGAAAGGATTAGAACCTGCTTTCGGGGGCATTGCTTGGCTAACAGGGACAGAACCCTGATCAAAACCAGAATGAGCACTAGGAGTGTTAATTCCGGTTTTCATCATGTAGTTCTCCTGTCTGTTCTTCTGAGCAATTTCACCCGAAACCTTCTTGTTAAATAAATCAGTGCCGGTGTTAAAAAGGCCCATTTGAAATTCATGGGCAAAACCTAGATGTTGCATCAAAAGGTGACCAGCAAAAGTCTTATTTTGGAGATGGTTTTGTTGGCCATACATGTTGCTCTGCAAAAGTTGTTGTTGAGCAAAGAGATTTTGCTGCATTTCGAGTTCATGTTCGCGTTGTTTCTTATTTCCCCACAAGGAGCTACCTGTTGAACTTGCACCACCCAAACCACCACTAATTAAAGAGGCGGTCATGATGGCTGCAGCAGCTTGCTTATGAGGATATTCTCTTGGACCAGTACGACGAGTCACTGCACGTGAGTCAGCTTGTCTCGGAATGAAATTGGTTTGCGAGCGAACAGGAATGGATGAAGCTTGAGTGACAAATTGAGAATTTCTCAATACAATGTCACCAGCTACAGCACCACTAAATATCGAATATGGAATATCTCTATCACCAAAATCCGCGTATATAGCGCGGAGAGCAGGGTCATATCTGCAAGTGGCAATTGGGGTGCTGGAAAAGGTTGAAATGAGATCAAATTGAAGAATTCTGCCTGCAACAAATTCGTGAAGGCGATCAATAAAATTCATGTATGGAGTTGTTGGTGGTGTTGTCCAATTTCCATTTGTTATAAAACCAGCTGGAACAAGAACGTTAGTATCGCAGAAATTTATTGCAACAGTAGAGCCAGGAAGATTTCCAGAGTTGTTGTTTCCAACTTGTGTCATTGTAATAGTACCTAAAGAATCCCCAAAAGTGGCCGCTTTTCCTATCATTCCAGCCATAAAGGGCTGGGAAGAAGAACCCATTACGAAAGGAGCATAGGAAACAGAATGAGAATAGTCAGTAGCTATCGTAATGAAGCATTCTAGTGGGATCTTTGAATTGTCATAAATAGCTGTATAGTCCGAAGTGCCCAAGGTGTAAACATTGTCACTGGCTGGAGGAGTTGTGTTATAATCAATCCGGATATCTCCACTTCCCTGGAGGAAAACTTTGACACAATAGCCATGGAACGCTTCCTCAAGACCGTCATTATGTATCATGCATGTAGTTTCTTGAGTTACTTTGTCTGTACCGATCACAAACTGAGTAGTTGCATTTGTGCGGACTTCTCTACGTGCGGGAAAATAAGCAGTTTCCTTTCGAAAACCGTCTGTCTGCACAAGAGCTGAATCACCACAGAGCGAAGCGAGGGTACTCCCTTCTAAAAAACTTGCAGTGGTAGGCGAAGAAACGGCTGCCACTCTTGGAATAGTGCAGATAAAACCGGGAGCCAATTTATTTCTAATGGTGAGTGTGAGTGAAACAGACTCTGATTGGACAGAGTTGGATAGAGGAACATACACCATACAAATGATGCCAGGTTTTGGTACTCCAATATCGCCATCAACCTTTCTGTAGAAAAGGTTCTGACGTATATCGGAAACTTCAACGTCGGTCTCAGATGTGGCATTCATTGATATTATTTTGAAGTTTTCGCGTTGTTCCAATTCTTCAATGGTATATGCTTTTGAAATATCCTCTACAACTCCTATGATCAACTGACCAAAATAAGTCGCAGCTGTGCAAAGTGAAGCTTTCCACAAGATAGGTCCTTCATAATTTTGATGGTGATTTACCCAAGCTTGGGCAATTGGATTAAGGGAAGTAATTTCGTATGGCAACTTAAACACCTCAGTACCGCGAGCAGTGGCGCTGGTGACGTTATATTGATTTACGTCGATGTAGGTGTTGTAAGCTGTTGTGAATAAGTTGTTCATAAATCCACCGGCAGCTATCCCGCCCTGAGGAGGGCCGAACATTTGAGTTAATATACAAGGAGAGGTAGTTGAAGCATCTCCTACAACAGTATCTCCTGCCGAGAACGAATCTGTTACGGTGTTGGAGGTAGCATCTAGTGAACCAACCACAGTGGCACCTGCCATGGTTCCAATGGGTTTGTTCACGCCAGCCTGTAAATGGGGAGTTTCAGAATGTTGAGTAGTTGTTTTTATCAAAGATCTTGGTGGCGATTTTCCGTCAGGGAAGTCGTCCCCAAGATCTGACGTTTCTAGTGGGACAATATTGTATCCGGAAATCGGAGTACATGTCTCACCACAAACGGAACCTTTCCAGATAGAAAATGGAGGTTCTAGGATGGTTTGCTCGTATTGATGATTTTCAAGGGAAATGGGATATCTAACACCATTACGAGTCTCTGTAACGGTCACCATCCGAGGTATCTTAGAGTGATCGTTCTTTTTCTTCAAGGTCCACGACAACTCGAGATGTGGGTGGTCGGAGACCATACTTTCTAAAGCGGAGATGAACCGGGTTGGGATATCAGTACCGACTGGGTTGAATTCGGCGGCCATGATAATATTGTTATTTGCTTGGTAAAATAAGTCGTCAAAAATTACTGAGCATTTGTTGTCCAGAGCAGGGAGCACTGGAGATCTCCCATATTTTGTTTCTACTAGACTTTCGAGTTGTTTTAACGAAAATGGGGGTCTGATTTCATCAACTAGTGAACCCATTATTTTACGGATAAAGGTCCCATGTGACCTTATTGTAAATTTTAAATCATTTCTTCTAACGTTGTATGGACGCAAATCCATGAGAGAAATGAATACTTTGTCGTTTCGTTTGGCAAGATGTTCCATGATGAAAGTAAAGAATTTGTTGTAATGCTTTTCTTCATAATAGCAAATTTCATCAAGCATGATGTTAAGATTTTCTGCTATGATGGTATTATCCTTGCTTGTCGTCCAGAATAAATGCCTAACGATGGACGAAATTTTTAGTCGGGGAATAACCAATATACCCTCTTCTGCTGAAAGGGTACGGGAGAGGAATGTTGCCTCGTCTACCGAAATTGGAACGGGACTATCATAAGTGATTTGGAAGCCAATTTCACCCATGAAAGAAGCAATATCTTCGGAACCGAAATACTGCTCATATCCCGTAGCAACTCCTATCAGGACATCGTCATTGTAAACTATGGGAAGGGAAACTTCATTCCATCTGAGTGGAAGGCCATGTTTTTCAATTATTCTATTTGCGACGTAAATGCAAGCAAACAGAACAACTTCAGAATCGACTTTTGATGTAAGAGGTCCACCTGAATTGTTTCCACGTTCTCTAGTCCAAAGGGCGTTGGAAGCCCAATGGAATCCATGAGAAGTGATGCGGGCCAAAGCTTTTAAAATCTTGTGGGAAAGTCCAATAGGGTTGTACTGATTATATACTGTTTCAATTAATTTGGAATGTATGTACTTATCACACCTCTTGATATCAAACTCGACGACATTAGGTCCTTTTGAAAGGAGGGAAAGTCTAATGGAAGTATATTCTAATTCGGGACAAGTTCCGATCTTAATGGCGGAGTTAAATCTATTCTTATGGATAGATGCAACTTGGGTCAAGAAAATACGACGAAGGATGACAACCTCGTCTGGAGAAGCAACTGAAAAGAGCCTGCAACGCCCATCAAGGCATTTTTCTTCATCTTGCAACTCTGCTTTGACCTTATCGGTATTGATGGTAAGAAATCGATACCCTTTCATGAGTGCACTCCAATTTTCCATAACCAAATTCTTCGCAAACACACCAGCTGGTGTATCGGAAAAGACTCTCTGGCCAGGTACTCCAGTAAAGAGATCTCCCTTCTTGGTGATTTTGAAGAGATGTTGGAATACAGCACCAACACTTGAAGCCATATCAATGGCTGGAGCATTGGTGTAATACTCATGATTCGGGGGAAATCCATTTATGGCAATGTCTTCCGAAACTATTTCATGCTTAGACCCATAATGGAGATACATGTAATGTCTAAAGTCCTTCCTAGTTTGTTCGAAGGAGACAGAACTTGGATCAAATTCCACAAGGGTGGAAAAATGTTCAATCTGCGAAACTAAATAAGAAGGTAATCCTTTAAGGGTTTTAAGAGGGGGAGGGATGCAGTATTCATTATTAAGAGTTGGAGAAGGAAGTTCATTACAAACAAATCCAGAATCAGAAGCAGACTGGGAAAAGTCTGTTGGGATGTGAGATGGTTTTCTGGCAAGATGCTTAATGTTAGGCATTCTGCCAATTGAGAATATCTTTTCCATAGGTGGGATATATGTCTGATCTCTATCAAAATCTATGAGTTTGTTATATTGTTCAGAATAGTAAATATCCTCTTTCCCATCGGAATATGGAACTTGAATGAAATTTTCCTCTGTAAACTTGTCGCCTTCAGCATGGGCAACATCTATAGTCATGAAGGAATTCAGTTTTTCTAAGGCTATTAGGGCAAAAATACCCTGAAATCCGGAATTATATCCGGCTACATGGAGACCTATCAATTTTGGGGAAGAATTATGCTTGTGCAGTAAATATGGATTACCGCAGGAACCTTGCTGAGTAGGCTTCTCATCAACTCCATAGAAGTCAGCACATCTGCCATCCTTCTTTAGGCCGCCAGGAACGGATTGATAGTAGGGGGAAAACGCACAGGCTATAAGTCGGGATCTGCCACTCTCAACATCAACCATAAAGCCAGTACCATGTTCTTTAAGGTCGTCAAGGGTGACTATATGTTTCCTGATGTCTTTAAACATCGGCATTCTCTTGTCCGTAACACGGAGAAGCATTAGGTCAAAATCCAAGTCTCGTCTAACTATCTCAGTCAAATAAACTTGAGAAATATTGCCCTGATCAACTTCTATCATGACGGGACCGTCTTTCCAAACGTGGGCGACGGTGAGAACGTAGCGGTCAAAAATACCCAAACCTTTGACTGTACTGTCGCTGTGAACCAGAACCATGTTGTCTTCAAACATCTTTATAATGTTGCCATGAGTAGTTTTGGCATGTTGTAAGTTATATATGGATTGAAGATCGAGATCGTCATCATCCATACCTCGTATGAATTTCTTGATGGTTCTAAGTTCCTCTTTTCCGAATTTCAAGCCAACATTTCTCTCCTGCGAAAGACGCATGTTCCAAAGGGTCACGCGCTCTTTTTTAGAAAGCTTGTTACGATCGGCCTCATCTTCGAAGGCTTTGGTATCTCTGGCAGAAGGGGATTGATTATAGGGGGAGGAATTTTTTAATTTTTCCTCTTCTTCAAGTTCTCGTTTAACTATTTGTTCTATAGGAGGCTTTTCAATGGGTGTAGGGTTTGATTTGCAATGGGAATATATGGCGTATGAAAACGCGGTCAATCCTAGAAGTCCAATAATGCTGGTACAAACAGGAAACCAAGGATGGGCCTTTAAAAGACACCATTTGGATTCTTTGTTCTCCATAACATAAAGAGTCTTCTCTTTTAAAATTTGAGCAGTCTGTATTCTTGCTTTAGCTGTAGAAAAAGCTGGATCTTTCAACAGTCTATGTTGTAAGGATTGGAGAATTCGAACTTCTGTTAAGGAAAGATTTTCATCAGTGAGCCCAATGCTTAACACTTGAGCCGCAACAGTGCATGGTACGGTAAAAATAAGTTCACCATTAAGAAGAACAGCAACGGTGGCTCTATCGATGGTGTAAGTATAAGCTTCTGTAGACTTTTCGGTGATAATTGTTGACCCATCGGAGTAATACTTTTCATTTCCAATGGAGACTCTCACAGAAGAGAGAAAACAAGCTCTTCTAAGATTAGAGCAGAGATTCTTAATCAAAGTGGTTCTGTCTTGGCTTACATCAACATCTGGGGAGACGATAAACATCGACGCATTGGCCTGTTTTAAGTGTTGGAGGGCACGAGGGGAAACCTTTACACTGGCTTCCTCCGTGGGTTTAGTGAATATAAAGAATGTCTTGGTTACACTAGAAAGTGTAGAGATGCATTTGTCCCAGTTATCGAAGTGGACCTGTATGTCGGCTTCATCGGGAACAATTCCTTCAACTATATCACTAATACAGTGTGTTTTCATGAAATTTTGCCAAAGCTCAATGACTCGAGAGGCAAATGCTTGCACATAAAAATCTTTTCCGGTGCTATCGGTGATATGACCGATCCTTTTTGATGAGAAAAGAAAGGCCTCTGTTTCAGGAACCTGAACAAAGGACTCTTTCCAAACATGGTTTCCAGGAATCCCCAATCTCCTAGGGGTACCTTCAGTTTTGCACCAATTGGAATCTGTGGCGGATAACAAAGGGACAAAGTTGTCCCAGGTAATAGCGTTACGTCGCCAGACTGTTTTAATATGTAAATTGCTGGTAATAAAGAAAATGGAACCAGGAGAAGCTGTATTGTATTGTGCAATGTAATTCAACTCATCGCACTCTAAGACATCATTGAATATATAAATGGCTTTTTTAGCAGCCACTTTTTGTATATAATTATCGTATTCAATGATTGGCATTTTAGTTATTTGGGAAAGTATGGCAGCAGTGTCTTGTGCAAATTGGGTCTTTCCAGTACCAGATCTACCATTGATATGGAAGACAGGGTGACTAGTAGTTTTCCCTTGGGGCGATGCAATTTTTGCAAGTTTGAGAAAAGTATTTTGATGGGTCTGATACTTTCTCTTAATGTCAAGAATAATTTGATTGATAGTTATCTTCTTGGCACTATTGGACTGATATTGTCCATTTGTTGAGCTAAATGTGTAATGTTCTTTGTAGAATTCTAAGTGTCTAAGGTCGTCATATCTGACTTGTTCATCACGATCCTTAGAATAATCATAAAGGGGGAAGGTGACCAAATAGGGGTTCATACGGCTCCAAAAAGCTTTCTGGGCAGGATCGCTAAGAGCGTCCTTCAAATCAGGACAAGTTGAATTGTTGGTGACAACAAAAACAATCTTGGCATGACAAGGTTGGTGCTTAATATAAGCACCTTCCATATTATAATGTCCAGAAGAGCAGATGGAGTTCAATTTAGTAACCAGTGGATCTTTCGAACCGGTTGCAAGTGCTTCATCGAATATAAAGAAGTCCTGATTAGCATATTCCGGAAAATATTTTTCCTCAGGAGACATTTTTACGGTATAGGCATTTGGCTTAAGGCCTAATTCTTTAGAGAGAGTAGGGATTACGTGTGTGAGAAGAACACTAGTTTTTCCAACTCCAAACTCGCCTTTAATTTCTATAACAACGGGATCGAATCTCATGGTAAGACTCTCGGCATGTACAGCAAGCTTTTCAAAATGATTGAAAAGTAGTGCTGACTTGGCCTGAAGTGTTTGTATGAGAGGAACGATCCGTTTTTCCTTATAGTCTTTTAAGCTATAGAAAAGTTTGGTAACGGAGATGTATTCTTTTTGCATGGCGAGCAAATTGCCGGGGTCTTCGGCTAAAGAAGGAATTGACTTAAGGATAAATGAATCAATCTTTTCTATCTTTTCAGTCAAAATGGAAGCGGTTGAATCATCATCTCCCCATTCGAATCCAATTAAGTCTTCGACGAGGAAGTCAACTAGTCCTTCAGTGTCTGCCCATCCTTCCTTAAGGGCACGTTTGAAATTTCCGAGGGTGATAACGTAGGACATGGCATCCTTGTCACCCTTTAAGGCAACTAAAGTGCCAAATCCGATTAAAATACCAAGAATCTTCTTGGTAAGTGTATATGGGTTGAGTTTACCTTGGGGGTGCGGAATTTCATCACCAGGCTGTTCAACAGAAAAGCCGAGTGGGATGCTTGAATGCTCAGGTGAAGGCATACTTGCGTGGGTGGAAGCATTTGGTGTAGGGTTGAAAACTCGTTTTTCCTGCGCTTTAACGTAGGAAAGATCGTTTTCAGACCAATTTGGAGGGTCCATGTCAGTGTGTCTGTCATAAGAACGGGGAGGAGGGGCAGAACGTGCCCTTGGAGTGGGGAGACCAAGATTATCGAAGAAATCTTCGGTAATTTTAATGTCAGTGCCTGGTTCCTGTGTTGGAAAAAGAACTGCATAGACACTGGAAGTGATCTTTTTTGAAAGTTCTTCAAATTTCCATTTGGAAGTAAGAGCATCAACAAATTCCCATACCATAGTGGTAATATTGCTGATCAAAGCAACAATTTGCGTGGCTTTGAGAAAAGCAGGGGAGTCCTGGTTTAAAAACAAAGCCATGCAATGGGAAATTGTGTTGGTGATGTAAGTAGCCCATCTAGAGACGTGAAGGCCAGTAGTCTTGAGTTGGTTCTTGACAAGATCGTTAATGGTCTTCATTGCATCATCTGCAAAATGCTCTGGGGGCTTTTGTTGTGTTTTCATTAAACGTGAAAGCACGGTGTTGGATCTGGCGGTCTCGTCAGATTCCTCTTCGAGGAATTGATCGGAATCGCTTTGGGGGTGTGGTGTACAACATTGCACAATGCGGTGAAGCATGTACTGTGTTGAATGTATATAAGGTGTATTGTATGTAAGTGACTTGTATAAAAGGCATATCGAGGTGTGGAGGTTGTCCATAGTGTCGGTGTGTCATATATGTATAAATCGCTGTATTGGTTTTACTATCTAACTAAAACTAAGTTCTTAAAATTAAATAAGGGTTGGGTTTTAAATTGGGATTGGTAAAACGCTAATGAACGTGGATAAGCGGAGTTTCCTATGTAGGAAGCTGAAGCTTAAGATACG